GTCTAGTACAGAAAGCGTACGACAAATTCATTGAATTTCAACTACGCGACGAACCTCTTCTTCGTTCGGTAGCAGACAAGCGTCCAGTTTCACCAACAACAAACGGTAACGTGGTCGTACTACAGAAGTATGCAGACCTTGCTCTTGCAACAACTGCTCTTTCTGAAACAGTAGACCTCGATGGCGTAACTGTCGGTACACCAACTTCTGTAACAATCACAATGCAGGAATTCGGTAACGCGACAACCAATACACGTGCTCTTAAGTTATTCTCTCTAACAGAGATTGACCCAGACATCGTTACACTTATGGCTCGTAACCAGGCAGACTCGATTGATGCACTTGCGATGACAACTCTTCGCGGTGGAACAAACGTAATCTACTCAGGTGCGACAGCAACATCAACAGCAACTGTTACAGCAGCAGCAACTCTATCTACCGCTAATATCGGTAAGGCAGTTGCTAAACTCCGCGGTAACAAGGCATCAGGAAAGCGTGGTATGGACTACTGGGCTGGTATCCACCCAGACGTTGCTCACGACCTTATGCTTGAAGCATCATCTGCAGGTTGGGTAGTTCCAAATGCATACGGTGTTGACCAGTCTCGTATCTGGGCTGGAGAAATCGGTCGCTATAAGGGTGCATTCTTCGTAGAATCACCACGCTTGTACGTAGCAACAGACGGTGCGGCATCTGCAAAGGTATACCGTACAATCATTGCTGGTCAGCAAGCGATTGCAGAAGCAGTAGCAATTGAACCACAAACAGTTATCGGACCACAAACCGATAAACTTCGTCGTTTCTTCCCAATCGGTTGGTACGGCGTTCTTGGTTTCGGTCGCTATCGTGAAGAAGCACTATATCGTATTGAATCAGGTTCTTCAATCGCTGTTTAATTTTAGTTGATTGATTCTAGGGTATTGCAGTGTTTAGGCATTGTAATACCTTAGGATAAGTTCACTAAGGAGTGATAATGCCAAATTATATATTTTCCACACCTTATGTGGAAGAAGGTCCAACGGGTGAGCATCGTCTATTTTACTTTTATAAGTTGAGACGAGGATTATCTGTGGTAAAGTCTGGTGGCTCATATTACACAACCCGTTATCCAACTGAGGATGTAATTAATGCAGCACAAGAGTTCTACTCAGGTGGACATAAGTATGAAGTTACGGCTGCAGTTAAAGCAGCCTTAATTGCAGGGGGAATCGGTGTCACGGAAGCAAACTTCACAGCAATCTAATTGTGACCATATCAGTAGAGTAAAAGAATGGGGATTTGATGATAACCATGATTTTAGGGCTACTTTATGGGATTGTCTTCTTTGCGGTCTTGAATCGGGTAAACCGTTCATAACGTTAGATGAGCAAGTAATAGACCATAGCAAGTGCGATTACGACCCTTGCTTTGGATGCAAGGCTAAAGGTTTACAACTTAATACTGGAGATGCTGGAAGACCAATTGCTGACAAGCAATGGAAAGCGAATCTCAAAGAATATAGCGACGCCAGAAAGCAAGGCGTACAGCCACAGAGTACAAATGTTCACGCTGTTAGAGCAGCCATGGAAGCGAGTACTAAACTTGGTAAGGCTTACGATGCGAATAGCATGGTAAGAGCAGATAAAGTTACAAAACGCATGGCAAGTACAATGAAACAAATAGGAGATATCTAATGGCTAAAGTTAAGACTTACAGTTCAATGGCAGCAATGAAAAAGCATGAAAAGGGCGAGCCAATGAAGATGAAAAACATGGAAAAGAAGATGGGCGTTAAAGACGTTGTAAAGTCTTCTAAGAAAAAGGCTGGTAAAAAGTAATGGACTTTGTGGCAAAAGCAACTCCTAAGCCTAAGACTCCAGTTCCAGCAAATGCTCGTTCGTCTGCTGCATCTGATGCTGCAAAGATTGCGAAGTCAGAGTCAATGCTTCGTCAGCAACTAAAGGCTGGCAAAGTTACAGATATTGCAAAAACAAAAGCAGCAATTGCAAAGAAAACTGGTGTATGGCCGAATGGAAGTACCAACTAATGAAGAAAGCGCATCCTGGATTCGCAGCAGTTCAGAAGAAAATCGCCAAGTCACAGGGTATCGGGATGGAACGTGCTGGCGCGATATTAGCGGCTGGTGCTCGCAAGGCATCGAAGTCTGCTGTCAAGGCAAATCCTCGTCTTAAAAAGGTAAGCGGCGTTAAGAAGATGGGAAGGGGGAAGTAACATGGCTCCAAAGAAAAAGTGTAGCAAGTGTGGTGGAACAGGCAAGTGCTAATATGAAAAAGGCTAGCAAAGCAACGAAGAAAGTGCAGAAGGTTATGCATGAATTCAAAGCAGGAACTCTCCATTCTGGTAAGGGTGGAAAGATTGTTAAGTCACAAAAGCAAGCACTCGCTATCGCTATCAGCGAAGCAAAACGCTCAAAAAAGAAATAAATAGTAAGGGGACAAACAGTGAATGATAAACTCGCTATCGCTTGGTGCGATAATGGTATGGTAGATGGCAAGTTCATGCAAGGCGTAACTGATGTTATGCTCAAGTCTGGAGTAGAGATTGCTACAACACTTCGAAGTCAAGGAAACCAAATCGCTCGTCAACGAGAGCGAGTTATCAATCATTGGTACGATGGTAATAAATCTGACTGGCTACTTTGGGTAGATTCAGATGTAGTTATTAGCCCAGATAAATTTAAGTTACTTTGGGATAACAAAGATGTTGTTGAACGTCCAATTGTAACTGGAGTCTACTTCATTACTGATAGACCAGAAGAACCATTAATGGAACCAAAGCCAGCACTATTCTGGTTTGTAGAAGAAGGTGACAGAATTGGACTTAAAGCAGTCCATCCGTTGCCGAAAAATAAACTTCTTAAAGTAGGCGCAGCAGGCATGGGTTTTGTTCTTATGCATCGTAGTGTAGTCGACAAGATTCGTGAAGAACTTCCAAGCACTCCATTCTTCTCAGAACTTGGGTATGGAAGTAACTTTATGGGTGAAGATATTCACTTCTTCTCACTATGCGATAAGTTAGATATTCCAGTATATGCACATACTGAAGCAACGGTTCCTCATATGAAACGCTTCTCATATGATGAGCATTTCTATGATGCTTTCTATGGAGAAAAGCGTAAATAATTTTAATCAGAAAGGTTAATTGTGGCAGGTAAACGCAATATATCGGTTATTAAAGGCAATACCTTTAACTTACAGTTCACCGTATCTACAAGCGGTACAGCCTGGAACTTAACCAACTACTCTGTAGTGATGACAGTAAAACCATACCCTGGTGCTAGCACAACACTTTTAACTGCTACTACATCAAATGGTTACATCACGCTAGACCCTTTAAATGGTCGCGTAATCATAAATGTTCCAGCAAGTATAACGACTGGCTTAGAGGTTGGAAGACACAACTACGATATCGTATTTACAGTTGGAACTACAGTAACAACAATTCTTGAAGGAAACTTTATCGTGACACAAGGAGTAACCGTATAATGGCAGAGACAGTAGTAGTAGTTGAGTCATCTACTCCCAATGTTGCAGTAACAATTGCAAACGAACAAGGTCCACAGGGACCTGCTGGTTTTGATGGGCTGGTTCCAGTATTTACTAGACAAAATGATTTAGCAGTTGTTACTGGCAAAACACGATTTTACTTTGAGGACCCAAGAACAATTACAAAGATTAGAGCAAGTGTTGGTCAAGCACCACTTGGCTCTGGAGTTACAGTCGACACATTGGTAAATGGATTGTCGATTGGAACTATTACAATTCCAGCAGGTTCAAATACCGCGACTCTTACAGTTGCAAAATCTGTTGTTGCTGGAGACTACGCAACCGTAAGTATCCTGAGTGTGGGTTCGACCTTCTCAGGAACCGATTTAACACTCACACTCACTATAAAATAAGGAGCAATAAATGGCACGTATTTCTACTACAGAAGCGAACCAGGCCCTATCAACTACTGGCTGGGCATATGTTTCACTTCACACAGCAGACCCATCAACAACTGGTGCATCAGAAGTTACAGGTGGTACATATACTCGAGTAGCAGTTACATGGAACGCACCATCTGCTGGTGCTGTTACAAACTCAAGCGCGATTAATATCAACCTCCCAGCAACAACAACGGCAGCATACTTTGGTATCTGGTCTGCATCAACTGCAGGTACATACTATGTAGGTGGAGCACTATCACCATCTGTGACTACAGGTGCTTCTGCTGGTGTTGTAACAGTTGCTGCTGGTGCATTGTCTGTGAGCGCATCTTAATGAGTGCTCGTTACGCTGCAGGCTTTTCAGTATCGGGTGTTAACACAGCCAACACTCAGGTTGCTAATCTTGTCCAGACAGGTACAGCACAACGTATTGACGTACTTCAAGTTATAGTTGGTATATCTAGTGCTCCTACTACAGCACCATCATTTTATTTGACACGTACCACAGCGCGTGGAACTCAGTCAACATCAGTAACTGGACAGCAGTTTGATGCTGCAGACCAGACACCAACCGCAACAGTTGACACTGCTTGGACTGTCGCTCCTACTTTCGTAACTACAGCACAGATGACACGTGCTGGTCTAGCGACTACTGCTGGTGGTTATTGGGTATGGGATTTCCGCGATTATCCAATTACAATTGACAAGACAGCAGGTTTAGGTTTAGCCATCGTGAATGCTAACGCATCAGGTGCTACAACTGGAACATTTGCTGGTTCTTTCATCTGGGAGGAATAATCTAAATGGTGTTGCCTTTTAACCTGGTACCAGGTAGAATTGCAGCACCACCATCAACTACAGGTGCATCATCTGGATGGGGTAATCCTTCTTTACAGCCGATTACGCAGTTTCCATCGTACGCTGTTGTATCAGTTGATGACGGTACTCTTCCTACTACTGGTAGTGCTACTATTGATTTTGCTTCTGATGCAAACGTAATAGTCATATTTGATACCACTGGCACTGGCTCGCTAGAAGTAAATTCAAATGCAAATATAAATTTAACATATCCAGTTATTTCAACTGGAATTATTACATTTAATGCATATGCTTCTACAAATGCTCCTATAGTTGCATCCGCTAATGGCATTATCACGCTAACTGCTGGTGCTACTGTTTTTCTAAGTTATGCAGTTACCGCATCTGGAAGTATAACTTTCGCTGCTACTAGTACCAGCATTATTGCATTAGTAACAACAGGTAGTGCTTCTATTGCACTAGCGGCATCTATTGCCAATGCACTGACATTTGTAACTGCTCCAACAGGTTCAATTACATTAACTGGAACTGGAACACAGTCACTTAAGTTTAATTCTGCTGGTACTGGTGTAATATCAATTGCATCTAATACTCCAGCAGCAGCATTGGCCTCGTCGTTCCCGACAACTGGAACTGGCGCAATAGCAATTGCTTCGGCAAATACTGCTAGAACATTATTTATTCGTTCTGGAACTGGTGCTGGTGGTTTTAACTTAAATGGTACATCAACTGGAACATTAAAGTTGACGACAACTGGTTCAAATACTATTTTGTTAAATGCAAATGCAAAAGATTCATTGGCTGCAATTGGCCACGTTGGTTGGGGAATCCCACTTTAAAGGAGAATAAATGGCAACATTAGCCGATATGATTGATGACGTAAAGGGTAAACTAACTGGTTACACTATGCGTCAAGACCGTATTACATATGTGGCAAATGCTAGTGGAATTACCACATCAAGTACAGCGATTCAAGTTGGTTCATCAGATAACCTCGGTAAAGGTATTATCGAAATTGATGATGAATTAATCTGGGTTGATTCATTTGCTAAAAGCACTTCTACCCTGAATGTTATTCCAGGATTTGGTCGTGGTTTTCAGGGAACCTCTGCGGTTTCGCATGCTCAATATTCAAAGATAATTATTTCTCCTAATTATCCTCGTAAAGATATTAAGCAGGCAATCAATGATACAATCCTGTCAACATACCCAAAACTTTGGGCAATTGCTTCTACAACATTTACATATACACCAACAAAGAATACATATGCATTACCAGATGATGCACAAGATGTAATTGCAATTTCATATGAAACAATTGGACCGAGCAAGGAATGGAAAAAGGTTACTCGTTGGCGTATGAACCCAACAAGCAATATTTCTTCTTTCAATTCTAATAACTCTATTACTATTGATTCTGGAGAAATCCCTGCAGGGCGAACAATAATAGTTCACTACTCTATGGAGCCAAACATACTAAGTAGTGCAGCGGAAGATTTTGCAAGCATTACTGGGTTGCCACAGTCTTGTCAAGATGTAATTATTTTAGGAGCAACCGCTCGCATGCTTTCATTCATCGACCCAGGTCGAGCAAATCTAACCTCTGCAGAATCAGATGCTCTTGATACAAAGGTTCAATATGGTTCTTCAACTAACTCTGCTAAATATATTTATGCTCTATATCAACAAAGACTTAATGATGAAGCAGCCAAACTCAGCAATAAGTATCCACCAGTAATTCACTATACTCGATAAGGACCATAAATGACAAGAAAGTATTCTAGTGTAAGTATTCAGACAACACTATCTACTGCTATTTCCAATACTGCTACTACGCTTACTGTCAGTTCAGGAACTGGTTCTGCCCTAATGGGTGGCGTATCTTTAACCGCTGGTAACGTCGACCAATTTGCATTAGTTATTGACCCAGATACAGTTAACGAAGAAGTGGTCTTTGCCACCCAAGTATCTACAGACACATTTGTAGTAGTACGCGGAAGAGCAGGAACATCAGCCGTAGGTCACAATACTGGTGCTGTAATTAAGCACGCGCTTACTGGTGAAGATTTAACATATTTTACTGCAGGTATTATTAACCCAGTAATTACTACTAAGGGTGACTTAGTAGTTGGAACTGGTAGTGGTGTGTTTACTCGCCTTGGTGTTGGAACAGATACACAGGTTCTCATTGCAGACTCAACTCAAACATCTGGTGTCAAATGGGGAACAGTTTCCTCATATGCTGCACCGACACTTGGCAGTACATCTATCCCATCGGGAACAACAGTAACTAACGTTACTGGATTGACTTTAACAAATCCAACAATTGTTTTAAGCATAAATGCTCAAGTTGGAACTACCTATACATTTGTAGTTTCAGATGCAGCAGCAGTTGTAACCGCTAGCAACGCTGCAGCGCAAACATACAACATCCCACTAAACTCTGCTGTAGCGTATCCAATTGGTTCACAAATCAGCCTTATCCAAATTGGTGCTGGTCAAGTAACTATTCAGGGAATCTCTGGAGTTACCGTTGCTTCCGCATCGGGTACTCCAACAACTCCTAAGTTACGTACACAGTACTCTGCAGCAACCCTAATTAAGGTAGCAACAGACACTTGGTATGTGGTTGGAGATATTGCTTAATGAGAATCCTTGGTATTCTAGCATCTTCGATGCTAAAGAAAATTACAGACTTGTTCACAAGAACGACAACTGGCTCTCTTGGCAATACCGATACTGGACAGGTTTGGACTGCAACCAGAGGTGTCTGGTCTGCAAATGGAACTCAAGCAACAAGCGCAGATGCTGCTTCTACATATCCCTTAGCATCAGTTGTATTTAATCAAAATGCCAATGTATCCGCGACTGTTTCAGAAGGTACTGGAGTTGCATTTTGGGTAAGTGATGCTAATAACTGGTATGCAACAGTTGCCTATTATACTCAATCATCATATAGTTGTGGTTGCTCTACTTGTTGTAATACATGTACGCACTCTGGCGGTTCTTGTGGTACAACAACAACGTGCTTAACATGTACGCATTCTGGTGGGTCATGCGGAACAACAACTACATGTAATACCTGTACGCACGCTGGTGGTTCATGTGGATATTATTGCACATCAGGAACTTATTGTGGTGGTGTATGTTGGAGTGGCGGTGCTTGCTTAGGTAGCGTTATTGGAGGAGCAACTGCAATTACATGTACAGATGCAAGTTGCGCAGACTGCGGAAGTACATCAACCAATATAACATGCACCAATGCTGACTGTACTGCATGTGGTAGCACATCAACTAACGTTACTTGTACTAACTCTGATTGTGCAGCATGTGGTTCTTTTTCCTGCAGTTGTTCTACATGTACTTCAAACAATTACTACATGAGAATGTATCAAAGTATATCTGGAACTGTCAGCCAGGTTATTAGTGACTACGTTGTAGCATCATTGCCTGCCGCTCTAAAAGTTATTACAAGCGGAAATACTATTACAGAATATGCATACTCTGATACAACATTGACAACTTTATTGGGGTCAACTTCAACAACACCAACATCTCCAATTAGAGGAACACGTGTTGGTATAATTAAGACCCCTGCAGCAGTAACACAGGGTACAACAGTAGATACATTTAGTGCTTCATAAGAAGGGACATCATGAGTACTCCATACGATAGACCAGCCAGACCTTGGGATTTGTTTAACAGAAATCTCGGTAGGGTTACAGAGACAATAGCGGAAGAACGCTATGCAATTTGTAAAGAATGCCCATTCTTGCTATCAACTGGCAACTGTAGCAAATGTGGTTGTTTTATGTCACAGAAAGTAAAGTTGCCAAATGCAGAGTGCCCTGAGCATAAATGGGGACAAATAAGAATCTCGTATACAGAAGAAGGTAAATAATGACAACTCCAGCACTACCAGCAAATAAAATTGCATTTATCATCGATGGTGTAATCCAGGATGTATTTCATACAGAAGATAGACTAGCAGCACTTTTATTAAGCAATCCTATCATCAAAGATGTTACTACTGAGTATGAAGCCCTAGTGCCAGGAACCCACATGGTTGGCTGGCATTATGATGGAACATCATCTTACAGTCCGCCTATTGCAGAAGTTGCTGTTGACCCAGCAACAATTATTCCTGCACCAGATACTGCAACCTCAAATCCAGTACCAACGGTTTAAAAATATAGCCTGAGCATGCTAATAAACTGCTCCACGTGTCTCTAGTGTAATGGTAGCACAGCGGTCTCCAAAACCGCTAGTCAAGGTTCGAGTCCTTGGGGATATGCTCTGGAAGATTGGCTGAGAGGCTTAAAGCAGTTGGTTGCTAACTAACCGTAGTCAAACTACCGAAGGTTCGAATCCTTCATCTTCCGCTTTTAATGAATCACATACCTAAGGAGCGCGATGGCATACAATCCAGATATTACCGAAGAGTTACCATATATACTCTCCAATCCTAGCACTGCTAAGACATTTGACTTAACTGGTATCGCTTATGATATCTCAATTGATGGTAAGCCTTTCTTTCTTATGACAAATGACACTACGCCACATAAGAGAGCAACTGCGCCATTTCGAAAAGAACAGATTGACCAATCAAAAGAACCTGGCGAACAAACATTAACTGGTTGGTGGTTGCGTTCTCAATCATCATTCCATTGTGGTTCAGGAATCAAATTCTATGACCCAACTGCTGGTGAATCTATTGATTATCGTTTTACCGATTCCCAAGGAGTGAATGTTTGGGAACGCGGAAAAGTATCCCTTCTTAAGTCAACATCACGAGCACACCATACCACAACATCTGTCTACTCAAATGGAACTTCACCGATTCATATGCGTAGCATTACATGGTCTGGAATGAATGGTGCATTGTTGCACGATGGTTATGATGTGGATAAAGTATTTCCAACACTAACTTATTCGGTCAGCAATAAAGCCCTAACTACCAACGTTGCTACCCTCACCACAACTGCTACGCATGCACTTACTGTTGGTATGGAAATAGTAGTTACTGGTGTAGATGCAACATTTAATGGTACATTTACCGTAACCGCTATAACAACCAATACATTTTCATATGCGCTAACTGCTGCCAACGTAACATCTACTGCGGTAACACCAGTTGGAACGGTAACGTCTAACGTAATTAACTTTATTGATTATAATAGCGGTTCTGCTTTTCCCGTCTACGCAATCTGCGATGATGGCGTTAATGCTTACTGGGTAACTAACTCAGTATCTGGTGGTGGCAAACTTGCTATGTACAAGAAGCCATTAACTGGCTCATCTGCTTCAACTGCTGATGAAGTAAATATGTTTACCTCGGCATCTATTGTTGCATCTAACGCAACTATGGAATGGGTTAAGGACCGCATTGTTCTTTGTGTGAACAACGTGGTTTACGAAGTTGCGCCTAACGCTACTACCTTACCTGCTGCATTGTATACAAATCCAAATACTAACTATACATATACAAGCGTTTCTGCATCTGGTCCAGCAATATACACATCTGGATTTTCTGGTCTTAGTTCTACAATTCAAAAGTACACACTAAGCAGTGCTGGTGCTATGCCAACCCTCTCCCAAGCATCTGTAGCCGCAGAACTCCCAGTTGGCGAAAAGGTATATAGAATATTCTACTACCTTGGCTATATGATGATTGGTACATCTCGTGGCGTACGTGCTGCTGCAGTTAATGACCAAGATGGTTCTCTTAACTATGGTCCACTCATTGTGGAAACACCTCAACCTTGCTACGATTTTGCTGCTAGAGACAAATTTATTTGGTGTGCAACATCCGTTAATGGAGATGCTGGTCTTATCCGAATTGACCTATCTCAAGAAATTGAACAATTACGCTTTGCTTATGCTAATGATTTGCAGTTCGTAGGAGATGCCACCAACAGACCAACTGCTGCAGTTGCCTTCATGGGCTCCCTATCTCAATTAGCATTTGCAACAATTGCCAATGGTGCCACCGATGGCTACGTGTATATAGAGCACTTAACTAACCTGCGTTCTGATGGATATATTACAACTGGTAAAATTCGATACGCTACCCTTGAAGGAAAGATTTTTAAGTTCCTAAAGTCTCGCGTCGATAATTCAACTGGTTCTATTGTTGCGTCTGTTATTGACTCACAGAATAACTCGTATGCAATTGGAAACTATGCGGAAGGCGACTTTGTTGGCGAGGCAGGTATTTCTTACCCAATCGGTGCACAGGAATATCTCTCATTCAAATTTACACTAACATGTTCTAAAGTAAATACTGCCAATGGAGCAATCTTAAATGGTTACCAAGTTAAGGCTTTACCTGCTTTGACAAAGCAACGTCTTATTGATTATCCACTCATGTGCTTTGATAATGAGAAAGATAAATATGATGTTCCTGTTGGATATGAAGGACGAGCATACGACCGCATTCTAGAGTTGGAAGCAGTAGAAGATTCAAGTGACTCAATTCGTATTACAGACTTTAGAACTAATGAATCTTTCACAGGAATGATTGAACAGATTCAGTTTGTTAATACTACACCAACAGATAAAAGAGTTTCTGGCTATGGCGGAATTCTTTACGTACAAATAAGAAAGTTATAATGAAGTGACATCAAACGACTGGGCAGCATTAATACTTGAATTAGTAACTACGGCTAGTTTTGCATTTGCAGCACTGCGATGGTTAATTCGTACGGAAATAAAAAGTATTAAACATGAATTGAGCAATAACGGTGGAAGTTCAATGAAAGATAAAGTTGACAACAATACCACAAGGCTTGAAAGAGTTGAAAATCGCATAGACGAAATCTATACACTTCTTATAGAAAGAAACTAAATGCAAATTAGACTTATCAATGACGCTGGAATTTCTGATGCAGATTTTGCTACGATTACTAAAGCGGTGCAGGAATTCGTTCCAATGGTACTAAATGCTTGGGGTATTGGCAATGTTCCAGTACTGTCTGGTGGCAATCCAGAGCCTGGCGACTGGCTAGTTTACTGCACAGATAAAAATCGTCATCTAGGCGCAGCAGGATATCATACCGTTGCAGGTGGAGTTCCAATTTCATACTGCTCTCCGAAAGCATCTGGTCGTTTATTCGGTAAGTATATTAAGCCGCTTGTGATAAAAGGCAAGACTATCCATGGAGCATTTTACACCACAGGATTAGTAACAACCTTATGCCATGAGATTGCAGAGATGCTATGCGACCCATTTATCAAAAGTGTTTCACCTGTAGATGCAAAGAATCGTAAATGGTTGGTTGAAGTATGCGACCATGTATTTGGTTCATACAGAAACATTGTAGTCGATGGGAAGGACTGCATTATCCCAGATGTTACAACTCCAGCGTTCTATGACCTGAATGCAAAGGGACCTTATTCCATTTTTGATTCAACCATAGCACCATTCATCATGACGCCAAAGGGTTACGCCTACTGGGTTGATGAAAAGGGATTATTTCACAAAGTTTAATGTAAATGAAATTCACTTTATCTCTACTGAAAGAGGCAAATATGGGACAAAGGGCAGACCTGATTAAAGTAATTCAGGCAGAAGTTGGAACAAAAGAATCTCCAGCAAATTCTAATAAAGTTAAATATAATCACAACAATGGTCAATATTGGTGTGGTTACTTCGTCGATTGGTGCGCGGCACAGGTCAAATTAAAAATGCCATCATGCGTATATACTCCATCTGGAGTTGAAGGGTTCAAGGGCAAAGGTCTTTTTGCTAATCCTGAAACATCTAAGCCAATGCCAGGATGGGTAGCATTTATGAACTTCCCTGGTGGCGATAAAGTTGACCATGTTGGTTGGGTCATCAAGGATAATGGTGATGGCACAGTAACTACAATCGAAGGCAATACCACGGCAGACGGAGCCAAGGGCTCACAGTCTAACGGTGGTGAAGTATGTATCAAGATTCGTGCATATCGCGCTAACAACAAACGCAAGATGGCAGTAACTATTATTGGCTTTGGAACCCCAAAGTTCAAGGACTAGGAGAAGAATGAAGATATCAATTAAGACAAAGAAGGCTCTTGCGGACTACGCTTTGGCTATCGCAGCATCTGCGGTCACCTTAGGTGTATCTCTTTTGGTTAATCTCAAGCCAGAATATGCAGTCCTTATTGGCGCAGTAACTGCTCCAGCGATTAAATGGGCTAGCAAGTACTCAAAGGACTACGGTGTAGGCTCCCCAAAGTAGCCCATATAAGCCTTCTAAGGCTGTTTTAAGACAATTAGACCCCTTACTTAGTATAATCTACTAGGTAGGGGGTCTTTTTGTCATTTCTGCGTGTACATCCCAGCCATCCTATGGTAGGGCGCAGGAATTCTAAGAGAACTCGGTTTATAGTCACCACACCGTAAGGTCTAGGTACAGGTACGTTCTCAATACCTCATAGTCGCCTGCGCAGGCTCGAACTATGCAACTTGCATAAGCAGAGGTTGGCCCATGTCGGGCGCGTCCAGGACTCGAACCTGGAGTGTACCGTGTATACACGTAGCACTTATCCATTCCGCGCAGTTGCGGCCCTACTTCACATAGGTCGCGTGGTGAAGATTAATCCTCGTCTTCGTCATCTTCTTCGAACTCAATATCTGTATCTAATTCCTCGATACGGTCTAGTACATCTAGAAAGTGGCTATGGCGACGACGTGCTCGATATTCATCGATGATTGCATTGAATAGGTTGACTGTAATAGTTCCCAGAACAACACCTAGATAGATATTCCAAAATAGATTTGACATAATTCTCCCATTATTATATATAAT